ATTCCCAGCCTCCTTATCCCTCGCCTTCAAGACTGCGTACACCGTTGACACGCCTATGCCCATGTCCCCGGCGATGTCCTTCACCTTCCAGCCCGCCGCCTTGAGCGCCAGCACCTTGCCGGTGTCCACCTCTATCCGCTCCTTGAGGTTCTTGGGCCTTTTGCCCGCCACCTTCGGCTTCCGCTCCGGAGCGGCCTCCCCCGCCGGCGCCTGGTTCAACGTGTGACTTTTGACGGCGTCCGCGCAAGCCTTGCAGAGGTCGGCGTCAAGTACGTTCATATAGGCTTCCGTCTCCTGATCCACATCCCCTACCCTTATCCTCGCCAGCAAGTCGTCCTTGCCGATCACCCGGCCGCACCGGTCACAAATATATGCCTGCATCTGCTTTTCCCTCCATCTCTTTTATGGCTTCTTCAAAATCTATATCCATCGTTGCTGGGCTTCTCTTGCCCTTGCGGCATCTGACCCCAAGCCTCATGTCCTTTTTGTTTTCGTCCATTTCATGCCCCCTGTCCTATTCCATCAGGGATAGCCCGCAGCAGCCGCATCCTGCATGCAGATGGCCGTTATAGCCTGACCGGCCTGCATGTGCCGTCCCCCCGCAGGCCGGGCATATGAAATCCCTGTTTTCCCCTGGCTCCAATCCCTTCTTCATCATTGCCGCCGCCTGCACGAATTTAATAAACACGTCTATCTCCTCATCGTTAAGATCCTTAAGGCCATCATCTGGAAAGGCATCTTCATGGCCGCTGTTCTTGCCCATTGCCCCTCCTTCCCATCGCCCCCAATAGGCAGCCCCTGTGGAAGTGATGCACATCCCGCCTCTTTGTCCTGACATACTCATAGCTCCCCACAATGGCCTTCCCGCACTCATAGCAGAGCCTCTCCGGTTCAGGCTTGGGCTGTTTCTGTTTGCTCATGTTGACCTCCCGTCAAACTTGATGCCATGCCTCACTTCTAACCGTGAGTAATAGGCATTCATGATGGCTGCTGCAAATGGGTCCTTGCCATGCTTATTGATAACCGACTGCATCATATCCCGGACCTTCTGCCAGCCATCTTCTGTATTTGGCATGTCCAGGCACTGCTTGAAGACGTTCCAGCAATCCGTGTTGACCTTCTGCTCGTATCCATACCCATAGCCCATACGCCTCACCCGCTGCCCAATGGCTCGATCTTCACGTAAATCCCCGGAAGGTCCGCCCAGAACTTTTCCGTCACCTCGCTAGCCACCAAGACATCATCCTCCCAGTACCCCAAATGCGTCATGACATCCTTGAGCAGCTTGATCATGTTGTCAGTATCCGGCTTCGTTGTCTTATACTCCCCGTCATGATGCCCGCCCCTTGGGAAGCACCACTTAGTCGTTAGCCGCACTGCGTCAGCATATTTCCGCTCAGGCACATGCCTCCCCAAATAGGCTGCCAGCTTTGACCGTACTGCTTTGAGCTCCCGCGGCTCATAAAATACCGGCTTGCCCTTCACCACGCACACCTGCTTTTCCTGATGCGTCTTGGTTGGCGGCAGCATCGGCATAAAGAATTCAGTTGTCATTGCATTCCCACCTGCCATAATCCACTCCTCGCCACTTTCCTGTGTTGGGGTCATAAACGATCTCCCCATGGTCATTTGCGGATTTCCATCTCTCACTTCTTTTCTCCATTTCGCTTTACTCCTTTAATGTGTGGAATTTTTTATTTTTTGAAATTTTGCATTTGTCACGTCATGTATGTATAGGGGTGACCACGCCCCTACCGTGGTCACCTACCGGAACATACGTGACGTTTGCAGGAACGGAAAACGGAAAATTTATTATTTATAATAATGGTTCTTTCCGTCACGGAAACGACCATAAAAACCATGGTGTTTTCCTCCGTGGAAGCGACCATAGATTTATGGTACTTTCCATAAGGGAACGAACTATAAAATTATGGTTCTTTCCGTCACGGAAGCGACCATGATTTATGGTGTTTTCCGTTTGTGAAAGCACCATGTTATTCATGGTTCTTTCCATCACTTCCATTCCTCTTAACGCAGCCGTCATTCTTGTCAATGTGGTAGCCTCCGTGTGATTTCAGCCTGTCCCTGACTGACCTTTCCGTGACGCCAAGCGACTCAGCCAGGGTCTTGACCGTTGGCGGGTCGCCAAAATTACAGGAATTGATGGCGTTCTCAAGCTCCAGCCTCTTGTCCTCCGCCTTGGATTTTGCGCTTTTTTTACGCTTATCGGTCGCTTTCTGCCATGGCGGGCGTTCACTATCCGGCTCTATGTCCTTAAGGCTCCCTGTCCCATCGACCTTATGGATCGGGTAATCAAACCAAAGATTGACCGGATCGAACTTTGGGAACTCCCTCAGCGTCCCCTCTATACGCCATGCCGTCTTGGCCCTGGCTCCCCTGGCGGCCTGCTCGACGATTGCATTCAGCTCCGCGAACTGGGCGGGGGTGAGCTTTATGCGGCAGTAATCCAGCATGGCCTTCTGGCTGCATTCATCATCCTGGGAGATGTCATCCCGCCAGCCCTTGGGGAAGGCATCGTCCAGGTAGCCGATGCATGCCTTGCATATGCCCTTGTTCTCCTCCTGCATCAGCAGGGCATCATTCAATTCCAACTCTATCAGGTCAAGCAGCGCATCAGGGTCACGGGCAAATACACCGGACCCGGAAGCCCTGTCCATGCTGCGCTTGCCGCCCTGGCTGCCTTTGCTGTGGTGATGGCAGTAAATCACCGCCGAGCCCAATTCCGTACATACCTTGTCAAACTGGTTGCAGAAGTTGGCCATCTGGTCCGCGCTGTTCTCATCGCCGGTGATGACCTTATAGATTGGGTCAATGACGATGGCTATATAATTCCTCTTGGCCGCCCTCCGTATCAGCTTGGGCGCCAGCCTGTCCATTGGCACCGATTTGCCGCGCAGGTTCCAGATATCTATATTGGACAGGTTCTCGGGCTCCCAGCCGAGCGCCTGGTACACGTTCCTGAAGCGATGGAGGCAGCTTGCCCGGTCAAGCTCCAGGTTAACATACATGACCCTCCCCTGGGCGCACTCCCAACTGGCCCACTTCTCGCCTTCGGCGATGGCGCAGCACAATTCTATCAATGCGAATGACTTCCCAGCCTTGGATGGCCCGGCGACCAGCATCTTATGCCCTTGGCGCAGCACATTGCCTATGAGCGGCCGTGACAATGCCGGCAGGCTGTCCCACACGGTCTCTAGGCTTTCAGGATCCGGCAAGTCATCATTAATGCCCTCTATCCATTCAAACCATTCCTGCCAGGTCTCCTTGCCTATATTGGTGTCCACTAGGAACTGCTTGCTCCCATTCCTCATGACGCCCGGCATCCGTGAGAGCCTCGACGGGTTGCGGTTCTGGGTGTCTATCTTGAGGCCGTTCTTCTGGCACACGTCATATAGGCAGTCCACCCGCTTGCGGTATTCATCATAATTTGCGGCATCGACCCTCACTATGGCATGGAGGCTCTTCTTCCCGCTATGGACAAGGCAGGCCACTGGGAGCTCCAATTCGCGTATGATGGCGTTCTGCTTGTCAATGTCGATGGAGTCCGACTCCACCAGGGCATGCCTGAAATCTGAGACGTTCTCATTCTTGCAGCCCCTCCCATCAAGCGGGTTGAAGCGGATCCATGCACCCGCCTCGGGGCTGCAGTCGCCAAGCACCATGCCGATGTCGCCCCTGCAGGCGCTCAGCTGCTGGATCAGCTCCCCCGCCGTCCTGTCCCAATTCCCCTTTGACGGCAGGAATTTGCCGTCCCTTTCCCAGCTCCGGGTGACATACCCCACATTTTCAGTGGATTCAAAAAGAGCCTCCAGATACCAGATCAGCTCAGCGGCGGGATTCCATGCATCCGGCGCGATCACCTCCCTGCCCTCCAGCCAGTTCTTGTCGACGACTATCAAATCCTCCCTGTCTGCCGAGATGGAATCATCCCAGTCCAATTCGTGCCCATGCCTTTTTGGCTCCCAGCCTTGGTCCCTCGCCATCTGGACGATGGAGCCCCCGGTCACAGGAGCTCCCGACCCGTTGAAGCTCCCCCACTTCCGGAAGCATTCGCCGGCACGGTGCCTAGGGTCGCTCCTGCTCCAGTCATCCCAATCAGAGGCTGTATAGCCTTCGTGCTTCAATGCCATGCCGACGTTCACCCATTCCTGGTAATCCAAGAGCGCAGGGTCTATATAAGGCAAGACTTCCATGATGTTGAATTGATTTTCCATAGATTATGCTCCTTTATACTTTTGGGGAATGATATCATGCGGTATGCGCCAACCATTGCCGGCTATCCTGTCAATAAGATTCTTTGCATTTTCAAATTTCCAGGTCCCGACATGCTGAAAGCCACGGCTCTCCAAAAACCTTATCTGTTTAGGTGTTGTCAAGCCTTCTTTACGCCGTTTATCCAATCTGTCCAATAGCTTTGCCGCTTTGCCGGCATTATCGATCTCATCCGGCAATATCCCCAGCCTCTCCAACGCCCCCACCTGCTTATCTGACGGCGGTGACATTTCCCAGCCGAATGCCGGCACGTATCCGGAGAGGTCTTCAGCCTGTATGCTCATTTCAAACTGCAACGGATCCACAAGCCTCCTCTTCCGATGCTTCATTTCCTGCAGCTGCTTAGCCAGGGCCTCCTCGCGCTGCGCGACGACATCCTCGCCGGCTTTTCCCTCCGCCTCCTCGATGTCAACTGGGCAGCCCGCTTCTTCAATATTCCTAGTCATTGCCTGCGCGACCTCTTCGTTCTCGCATATCAAGTGGGCGGGATGGCATAATTCATGTCTTTCTGTGTGCCATAAGAAATCCAACAATAATAAGTCTTCTTTGCCGGGGCACAGCCGGGTGCCGCGCCCGACCATCTGGCTGTACAGGCTCCTTATCTTCGTGGGGCGCAGGACGACGATGCAGTCAACCGACGGGCAGTCCCAGCCTTCCGTCAATAGCATGGAGTTGCATAGCACGTTGTACTTGCCCGAGTCGTAGCCCTCTAATATCTCAGCCCTGTCCGTGCTGCTGCCGTTGACTTCTGCCGCCCTGAATCCTTTTTCATTTAAGATGTCCCTGAACTTCCGGCTCGTCCTCACGAGCGGCAGGAATGCCACCGTCTTGCGGCTTAGGCAATGCTTCAGCATCTCATCGGCGATCTGGTATAAATACGGGTCTAGGGCGCTCCCCAAATCGGCGGCCTTGAAATCCCCGGCCTGTTGTCCAACGCCTGACAGATCCAGCTTCAAAGGGATCGTCAATGCCTTGATGGGGCTTAAGTATCCCTCTTTAATGGCCTTTGGCAGGGTATACTCATAAGCCAGCGATTCAAAATAGGAGCCGAGGTTTTTCATGTCGCCCCTGTCAGGCGTCGCGGTCACGCCGAGGACCTTTGCGCCTCCAAAATGCTGCAGCACCCGCTGGTAGCTGTCTGATATGCAGTGGTGGGCCTCATCCACGATGATGCTGCCAAAAAAATCCGGCGGGAACTGGCTGAGCCGCTTCTCCCTCATCAACGTCTGCACCGAGCCGACGACCACCCTGAACCAGCTGCCGATGCAGGTCTTCTCTGCTTTTTCAGTGGCGCATCCCAATCCGGTGGATTGCGACAGCTTATCGGCGGCTTGGTCAAGGAGCTCGCCCCGGTGGGCAAGGATCAGCACCCTCTCCCCATTCCGCACGCAGTCCTCAACCACCTTGGAGAACACAATTGTCTTGCCGCAGCCCGTAGGGAGGACAAGGAGCGTCCTTTGGTGCCCCTTGCCCCATTCATCAAAAATAGACTCTTTGGCATTCTGCTGGTATGGCCGTAGTTCCATACCTAAAACCTCCCGGCCTCAAAGGCCTTCGCTTCCTTAGGGTAGAATTTCCTGATCTCATTATATGTCCGCTCCTCGCCGCCTTCAGGCGTGTACTTGCGGATGCCGATCCTTGCCCGCCCCGTGGAGCCGGGCACCATGCTCCAGTTCATCAGCGCCTTCTCCCCCCTCCTCTTCTGGCCGATGCCGGCAAAGAATGCTGACAGCATGCCTTCTACATTTGTGTGCAGGAACAGGTTGTGATTGAACTGCGCGACCCCCTGCTCCGTCTCGACCCTGATCTTTATGATCGCCTTATTGCACGGGGGGATCTTCCCGCTCCCAGGGTGCCTGGCCCTCTCAAAGCTGACCGCCTCAAAATCATAATCCCCTTCCGGCAGCGTGATGTAATCGCTGCCATCCTTCTCTATCTCATCATCCCAGCCTAATTCCCTTCCCAATTCCATGTTATCCATTCCCTGATTCCTCCATTCATTTCGACATTACTTGAAAGGCACTTCATCCTTCAGGTCCTTAACCATCTGGTAGACCTGCCCCCACGCCCCCACCAATACGCCATTGATGAAGTCGGGGTCGTAGTTTTCAATCAGCGTGTCTTCCGTATAGTACCCCCGTTTAGCAACCGCCGCCTGTATGTCCCATACATCCACCTTGTTTTCAACCATCAGGTCCCTTAGGGCTTTGGGAACGGATTCCAGTTCTCTCGGCATGCTTTCCGGTGTCTTAGCTGGCGGAGGCACTTCTTTGTTCCTGTCAAATGGCAGTTCCAATTGTTCCCCACTATTTACTTGGTCGCCGGCTGCAGCCGGTTCTGCTTTTCCAGCCGCCGGGGCCGGCTTATCGGGCGCCAGTGGCTGTTCGTCGGGCTTTGCTGCCATGGTTTCTCCCCCGGCGTCTGACAGCTCACCCGCTTTAAACAGATGCGCTACGGCAGAGTAATCAAATGGCAGTTCAGGCGGCAAACCATGCCGGTTCTTTGCATCCCAGCAAGGGTGGTGCGAGGTGTGCATGACCCGCTTCCCCCCCTGCACCTTGTTCCTGCCCTTTTCAGCCCCCTGCCCATCAACATTGATGACGTGCGTCTTGTAATTGGCGAACAGGATCAGGTCCGCCCATTCCTTGAGCAGCGGCGCCGTCTGCTTCTGCAGCTTGAGCTCCCATCTGTCGTACTGCCCCATCTCATCAGGCTGCTCGAATTTCCTCATCTTCGCATGGGCCGTCAAGACGACATGGACCCCTTTTTCTATGAGCTCCTCCAGAAGGTTCAGGAGCCGCCCGAATTCTTCAGCAAGGTATATGTAGCCCTTGCCATACCCGAAATCCTCAATGCCGCCCTTTTGCCCCTTGGCGCATATCTCCGTCATGCAGAGCTGCTCGGCCCAGTCCGCCGTGTCGATGACTAAGGTTCCCAGCATCTCCGGGTTCGCCTTGAAATACTTGACCTGCTCCAGCACCATGGTCCAGCTGCTTGGCTTAGGCGTGCGGGCGACATCCATATGCTTGGTGCTCCCCTCCGTGTCTATGAATACAGGGTTGGGGAACTTTGAGGCGGTCGTCGACTTCCCGATGCCCTCGGGGCCATATATGACGACCTTCAGAGCGCTTGCGATCTTGCCCCTTGTGATCTGCATTAAAACTCACCCGCTTTCCATCTGCTTTCTTTTTGCGCCTCCTGAATGGAGCCTCCTTTGCCGACGGCATAGCCATCCTCAATGAGAATGGAGCATTCATCACCGGTGGAGACACGGGTCGCAATCGCCTGCAGCCCTTCTTGCTCAAGCCACTGGCCGAACTCCTTCAATGTGCCAAGGTCCATCTGCTCAAGCTTGTCCAGAAGCACAAATCCGCATTTGGGGTTGAGCTTCCTCACGATCGCAGTGGCCACCTTCAGCCGGTCGGAGCCGGACATGTTGTCCCATTTCTGATTATTGTAGATGAGGCCCCCATCCTCGATGGATAGCCCGGGCAGCGGCAGTTCGGCATTTGACAGCAGGTCGGTTCTCTGCTTCCTGATGCCTGTTATCTCTGTGGTCAGCTTATTATACTGGTCCTCATAGTTCAAGGCGTCCTCTTCCGCCTTGTCCTTGTCAAGGTTGGCCCTTACTTTCCTGTTGGTCTCTTCAATATCGGAAATACTCCTTTCAAGCTCTTCCGTTGACTCATCATGCAGGTCAGTGGCCGATCTTTTTGCAATCTCCAAATCGGCAAGAACCTCCGACTGCTTCCTTAGCAGCTCATCAAGCTGTTCCTGAACCCGGCCGGCTTGCGATTCAAGGCCATGCAGCCGCTCGCGCTTGCGCTGGTTCTCCCCATTCTTTGCAAGCAGCCCTTGCTGCTGCCTGATTAAATCCGATGCTGACACAGGCTCTTTGGGCGCATCAGGATAATAAGTCATTTCCTTAGCAAATTTCTTTTTTTGGTCCGCTATCTGGCCAATGGCCAGCCGGCGGCTATATAGCTCTTTTTCCTGCGTCTCAAGCCCTGCGAGCTTATCACCGACGCCAATGGTTTTAAGCAGCGTCTTGGCCTTTTCCTTGCCATTGGACTCCATGAACCGGGGCAGGTCTAGGGCAAGCTGCTCCACGAAGCTGTTAAGCAGCTGCTGGCCGCCTTTGCCCCCATCGGGGTCGATGACCTTCAGGTCGCTGTTCTTGCCTTTGCGCTCCACGATGAGCCCATTGCTCAATACGATATGCAGGTTGGGCGGGATGACGGACCCTTCCCTCCGCGCCTGTGACGGGCGGTGCTTGTCCCCGCCCAATGCCCAGGCTATGGCGTCAAGGACTGACGTCTTCCCCTGGTTGTTGTTGCCCCCGACGATGGTCAGCCCGTTTGCCGTCGGCTCGATCTTGACCGCCTTGACCCGTTTGACGTTTTCAATCTCCAGCTTATTGATTTTTATATTTGACAATTTACAATCCTCCATTCCTGTGCTACAATGGGCACATAATTATTGTTTTTTAGTTTCCTGGACCCCTTGAAGCCGCCGCTTCGATGAGGGGTTCCTTCATTTCCCCAGCCCTTCCAGCCGCCTCTTGACCTCTTGGTAAAGCGCCCTGTCCCCTATGAGCCCCAGCTCGTTCAGCTGCTCCCATCTGGCGAGCTGCACGGCCTTCTCATGCCCCACGTATCTGGGCGAGCTTGCGAGGTCCTCCCTGGCCAGGAAATCTGCCGTCCACTTAACGACGTTGATAGCATGCTCCACGCCCTCGCTGTCCACCAGCACGCTTGTCCTTGGCTTCATCCCGATCATCGCGCCACCCCCCTTCCCTTGATCAGCCCCCTGATCTCCTCGATCTTCCGATGGACCGCCTGGGCATCGTCCAGGTCAGAGATGCAGTCTGAATCGTCGACCTCCTTCTTAAATTTCTGCAGGGCATCCATCATGCCTCCCCTTGTGTCATATTTCTGTAGGACCACCTGCTCGCCCTCCACGAATATCTCTATCGGGGCGCCTTCCCTTACGCCAAATGTACGGCATATCTCCTTCGGTATGACGATCCTGCCTTGGGCGTCAATTCTCCTAACCATCCCTGTCGCTTTCATTGCTTGCCCTCCTTCCAATTCTTATTTTTTATAATCTCCAGTCCTGCTGCCGCTAAGATCCCCAGCCAGCATAAACACATGATGATGCAGCACATCTCCGGGGACACATGCCCCGCACTGTACGCCGCATAGATCGCCGGCACCCCAAATATCAAGGTTGCCTGGGCAGTATGCAGGGTATTAATCAACCTGTTCATTTTCCATCGTCTGCCTTTCCTGTTCCTCTATGAACTTGTCTAGCGAGGTACGCCTGACCTTTTTACTCCCCAGATTGAGGTGTGGCAGATCCCCGCTGTTGATTAGCCCATAGACGGCTCTTGGGTTCACCCTTAATATCTTTGCAACTTCCTTTACTGTTAAAACGTCTTCCATGATAATGCCTCCCTTTCCTCATTTTATTTTTGTTGTGTATAGTTCTTATGATTACGACCATGTTTATTAATCAATGACAACGAGCACTATTGCTGGTTCATTGATCGTCACTTCAATATCTTTATAAGGTTCGGCAATAGTTGTCTCAACTCCCTTACCCTGTTTTATTGCTTTTTCGTCTCGATAGATTTCTTTACCCATTTTTAAGCCATTCCCAGAGTATCTGTAGGATTAGGGCATTTAGCGTGATGCCTATTTGTTTGGCTCTTTTTTGCAACGTGTCCTTCAATTCTTTTGGTGCTCTAATTAGTATTTGCATTTCAACCTCCTATTTGGTGTAATCACTTTGTCAACACTTTGGATATATTCTTTTTGTACTTACTGTGATATCATATTGATAACACATAGTAAAGGAGGTGCTATATGCCATCATCTGTACCTATGACGTGGTCTGCGTATGCCTGACGAACTGTATTTAAAGCTTAAATATCTAGCAAACAAAGACAATCGCTCATATAATCAACAAGCTGTTCATATTTTAAAATCTTACGTGGCGGATTACGAAAGCAAGCATGGCACAATTAACGTAAATACCGATGACCTTTATCAATATGCAACAATAGATAGGCATTAAAACTGATTCCCTTCCTGTCCGCTTCCCTCTGGAGCTCCCTTTTCAGCTCCTCAGGCAGGCGGATTGTCGTTTGCTTGCGTTTCATATCTCCTAACCTCCCTTACTCCGCTTTGTCATTTTGTTGAATTTTGTCATATTTTGCGTTTACGTAACTTCTTTAGCAAAAAAAATTCTCTCCGGCTCTTCTATAGCAAGAAACTCACATAATTTGTGGATTTCCTCCCTATAAAAGTCACTTTCACCATTCATCTTTCGATATAATGTTGCTGGATTGATGTTTAAATAACCCGCTACTTCTTGAACAGTTTTACCATTCTCTTTTATCTTTCCTAAAAATTTCAACTTGTCAAACATTTTTTCCCTCCCTTTTGCGTTTTCGTAACCAAATAATAGCACTTATAAATCTCTATGTCAATACGTAACCGCAATTTACTTTGTTTTTTCATGATTTGTTGTTGCGAATATGCAAAGGATGTGGTAGTATAGAATCAACCCTAAATCAAAAGAGGTGAAAAAATGGATTTTAAAGACATTATCAGGCGGCGAAGGCTTGAACTAGACATGACAATGGAAGATTTAGCTAAATTAATTAATGTCAGCACCCCCACCATACAAAGATATGAGAGTGGCGAGATTAAAAATGTTAGGCGAGATAAAATAAAGCTGTTAGCAGATGCCTTACAATGCTCTCCAGGGAAATTAATGGGGTGGGAAAGCCCAGAAGAATCAGTTAGTGGCATAATAAACGATAGACTGAAAGAAATAGACATGAGTCTAAAAGAAGTATCCGAGAAATCTGGCACCTCGCTATACTGGCTAGAAAACATTGATGCATTTGTTCCGGGGGATTTCGGTGACAATGAGACAGGATATTCTTGGGTAACAAGAGTTGCAGAAGTTATCGGTCTGCCAGGCAGCATATTAAGAATTGCGCTTGCAAAGCAAGAGCTTTCGCCCCCGTATAAAAGTGATATGCCTCGGTTATCGGCAGCAAAAGCTTTTGGTAAGATTATAACAAAGCATGAAGGTGGTTTTTTTTCAATTTCTGATTCTGAAAAGAAACATATTGTGAAATACCGATTCATTGATGATAAAGGAAAACACACAGTAGACACTGTATTAGAGATGGAGTATAATCGTTGCAATACAGCAGATACTTAACTGCATCTTGCACTCAACACCGATATGAAACAATTGGGAAAATGGAAATGCACGATGACGGCATCATAGGTGATGATAGTGAATGAAAGTTATGCCGTTGATTTTAATGGCAAGCTATACTGCAACATGGCAATAATAAATATATTCAAGAATGAGGGGGAGGAAATGGATAATAATGCCTGCAACAAATGTGGAAGTGACAACATCAATTTTCAAAGGGAGCAGTCAGGCTCTTTCGGGGGCAGCCTGCATTCTTTCGGGGGCAACAAAAGCGGGCACGGCATCATCTGGTGGGTGTTTATTGGCTGGTGGTACGTATTCTTCAAATGGGTATGGAAAATAGGCTTGGCTTTCGCTACGATGGGATTGTCGCTTCTCTTTCGGAGAAGGGAAGCCAAAAAGGTTAAGGGCTCCACTATCAGTGCGACCAAGACATTCAACCGCACTGTTGCGGTATGCCAGAGCTGTGGGAACACTTGGAAAGTTTAAAAACAAAGCCCCTGCGCTACCAACACAAGGGCTTCACCATAGATACTATTGTCAGGACAAGCGCCCTGATATAATACCATTAACACACAAGTATTATATCATTCCAGTGCCTTTTCTGCAATAGGCGTTATTTTTACACTTAAAAACAAAAAGGAAAGGATTTGATATTATGTCAGACTTAAACACCCGTAAAAGAAACAACAAATGGGAATACCGCTTCGAGGGCGCCAAGATAAACGGCAAGCGCACCCAAATAAGCAAGGGCGGCTTCCGAACCAAGAAAGACGCCCTTGCAGCCGGCACTAAAGCATTGGCTGAATACAACAACAGCGGCCTGCATTTTGAGCCAACAGAGATTAGCGTATCGGATTACCTTGACTATTGGTTCGACAGTTACTGCAAACTGAACCTCAAGTATAACACACAGCTTGGTTATCTTAACATCATCGAGAAACACCTGAAGCCAAAGTTTGGCCATTACAAGCTAAAATCTCTGAGTCCTTCAACATTGCAGGAATACGCCAATATTCTAAAGCCACAAGGCTATTCGAAAAGTCACATCACAGGCATTCTAACCGTCTTCCAGTCTGCGCTCACCTATGCCGTGGAGCCTCTGAAGTACATCAGCCAGAATCCGATGCTGTATGTCAAATACCCGAAGATAGAGCGTAAGCCTCGTGAGCGTATCATCTTAACAATTGATGAATGGAATCGGATCATCGACCGTTTCCGACCACCGTCGCGCTATTATATCCCTCTCATGATCGGCTTTTACACCGGCTTGAGGATCTCTGAAACATTCGCTCTCACATGGGAAGATATCGACCTAGATAAGGATGTGCTGACCGTCAACCGTCAGGTTGTCAAAAGAAACTTTGGACCTGATGTCCGGAAGGTTGTTGACCAAAAAGAGCATAAAGAAAAACGCTCTTCCTGGTACTTCGCAACACCAAAAACCAAAACATCTGAGCGGAGTATCAAATTCGGGAGTACGCTACATACCGCCTTAAAAAATGAGAAACTTAAACAAAGAGAAAACGAGCTCCGGTACGGCGAATATTATACGATTCATGCACTTAAAAAGGAAGCTGACGAGAAAGGCAACGACATGTTCAGGATCCTGTCTGTGCAGAAATGCATTGAGATCCAGTTGCCCAGGGTGGACATGGTTTGCATTGATGAGAATGGAGAATATACCTCCACCGATTCCTTCAAATATTGTTCCAAGGTCATACATAAGGATCTACAGCTAGCCTTCGACTACCACAGTCTCAGGCACACACACGCCACAATGCTGATCGAGTCCGGAGCACATGCGAAGAGCGTCCAAACAAGGCTGGGACATGCGGATATCCAAACTACGCTGCAGACCTACGTCCATGACACTGAGAAGATGGCTGATCAATCAGTCGACCTATTTGAGAATGCCACAAATAGTTTTGTCCACCAGTAA